AGCCCAAACGAACTCCGTCTCACCCGACCAAATCACACGCTGTGCTGGCCAAGTTGGGTGAGCAAGTCAAGCTCATTCGCTTCGGCCAGCAGGGTGTGTCTGGAGCTGGGAAGTCGCCAAAGACTGCAAGCGAAAAGGCGCGTCGAAAGTCTTTCAAAGCTCGCCACGCGAAGAATATTTCAAAAGGAAAAATGAGTGCTGCTTATTGGGCAGACAAAGTGAAATGGTAAAGATTATGCCGAAGGTTGGATCTAAACATTATCCGTATACGAAGGCAGGGAAAGCTGCTGCAAAGAAAGCTCGTGCAAAACAAAAACGCAAGGGCAAGAAGTGAACTTCGATGACGTAAAAGTCGGATTTGCAGCCGTTGCTGGATTGCTCAATTGGGCTGTCAACATCGACATAGTTTTGCAGCTCGCGATCAGCGTGGCATCCCTGCTCTACATCAGCCTCAAAATCCGACAGCTACTCGCGAAATGAAACCCCTATCTGTTGCAGTATTGATCGTCCTAGTGACTGGGTGCAAGCAGCTCGACTCGCTGGGCGATGCTATCTACGATCCGATTGTGACGACCAACATTGTTGCTACCCCCAGCGGCAACTACCCAGTCGTCTCGACAAACGGCTGGGTGCTGAACCCTTCGATCAGGGGAGGCATACAGGTAGCCGGGGATATTGCTCCGTTCCCGTGGGCAGGGTTAGCAGCCAACGCTCTGATCGCAGCTCTCGGTGTAGGAGCGCATCTGCGCGGAAAACAATGGAAGAAGGCAGCAGTCAGCGGTGTGTCCGCTGCCCAGACCTTCAAACGGGAGCTGAAGCAGCTTGATGCTACGAAGGCTCAGAGCGTGAAGGAGTCGGTCATACGTGAACAGAGAACCTCTGGCACGAAAAACATTATCGAAAATATCCTTAACACGATCTGATAGAAGTCTATAATGACTGGATGAGGTCTAATCGAGGTGTGATACGAGGCGTGGTGGATGGGTATAGCAGCTACTCGCTGCATCTCATTCGCGTTATAGAGGGTCTGACAGAGTTGGGCCGCGACATTAACTGCTGGCCCGTCAGCAGCGAGAGAGGCAAGGCTCCGATCCCAAGAGTGGTGTTGGAGTCTATTGTGCATAAAGAGCAGCGAGAGGAGTGGGAGATGGTTATACACTGCCCGTCCTATGGTCTGTCAGGCAAGAAGCGGGTGGTCTATAACACTATGTGGGAAACCACCCAGCTTCATAAAGAGGCTGTTCTGAATCTGAATCAGGCTGATCTGATTGTTGTTCCAAGTGACTTCAATCTGTGCCTGTTCAACGCTCAGGGTGTGAAGAGAACGATGGCAAAAGTGCCCATGGGGATCGACACTGATGTGTTTCACTACAGGCCAAAACAGAAGAGATCCGAGTTTGTTTTTGGAGTAGCTGGCAGGACTGCAGCAGGTGGCTGCAGGAAGGGATTTGAAGACGTTCTGAGTGCATGGAGGAAAGCTTTCCCGAAGCGAGTCAAGGATGTCAGGCTGGTTGTTAAATGCTTCCCTGACGATCCAGATCTGGAGGCTGATGATGAACGAATACAGGTCTTGAGACAGTTTTGGACAAGGCGTGATCTGTCTGACTGGTATGCCAGTCTTGACTGCTTTGTCAGCGCGAGCAAGGGCGAGGGTTGGGGTCTAATGCAGCACGAAGCGATGGCGACTGGAAGACCAGTGATCGCTGTTCCCTTCGGTGGTATAACAGAGTTTTTCGATGAGACTGTTGGCTACCCGGTGGACTACAAGCTGAGGCAGGCTGAGGCTCATTATGCTAACGGCGGCCTATGGGCTGTCCCTGATCTGGACAGTCTAGTCAGCAGGATGAGAGAGGTGTATAATAGTGGCGGGGTCGAGAAAGCTATTAAGGCTTCAGAGAGGGGCATGAGATTTAGCTGGGCGAACAGCAACAAGATTCTCGATGCGCTCCTGAGCAAGATCGGATTTTACCAATGAGAGAGCACAGAAACTACACGCAGAACGATGACCAGCCTATCACGGCTGGCGACAATGGGTTCATGGGTGTAGACATGAGGCAGCAGCCTCACATGCTTCCCCCGGGCATGGTTTCTGAGGCGATCAACGCTAGGTTCCGGTATGGTGTTGCGGAGCCGAGACGAGGCGTCATGCCTTTGGCGTGGTTCAATCGTTATGGATTTGAGTGGCCGATAAACTGGGATGGTGGCGACATTAACTGGGGCAGACAGATCAGTGCCAACCTCGGGGATGTTTACGGAATTGGAGTCTGGAATGATCCAAACGGGGCCGACTGGATTCTGATCGTGGCCAGCGTCGAGGGGGATGCACCAAAGATATACAGAGCCAGATACGGCAACAACCTAGCCCCACTTCCATGCAGTGTTCAGCTCTCATCTCCCGCCAACACATACCAGAGCAAGTATTGGTTCACGCAGGCATTCGACAAAGTCATTCTATCGCGGGGCCCTGATGAGTCTCAGCTCATCATGTCGTCCATCGATGAAGGCTTTGTGGAGGCTCCTCCTTCAGCGAGCGGCCTCAACGACATCCCGAATTCAAGCTCAACACTCTACTTCCAGAATCGCTTGTTAGTGCCTCACAAGCCTTCTGGTGGGTATAAGTCAGATCATGTCGCTGTGTCAGATATTCTGTCATACACAGACTATGACGTGTTCAATAACTTCAAAATCAATCAGGGTGACTCGGATAACATTCGACGCCTGTATAAGTGGAACGATCAGACTGTTGTCATATTTAAAGACACGAGTATCTACACTGTATCAAACCTCGTTGGCGATTGGGAGAATAACGCAGTCCTTGATCAGATCACAACTGAGTATGGCATTGTGGGGGCGAGATCGGTTGCAAGCGCAGGAAGCGATCTGTGGTTCCTTTCGCAGCGAGGAGTAGTCAGCCTTGCACTGACCGAACAAAACAAGCTACAGGGCGTCTCAGAGCCACAGAGCATACCTGTGCAGCCAATCATCGACCGGATCGACTTCAGTGTAGCCAAAGATACGGCATCAGCTGCCTACTGGCGGAACAGATATTATCTGTCTGTCCCGATCGACGGAGGCAAGCAGAACAATGCTGTCCTTGTTTACGATTTTATAAATGGAGCATGGGCTGGATACGATCAGGGTGATGCCATCAAGATCAAATACTTTTTTGTGGCTGACTTTCAGGGTGCTGAGCACCTCTACTACGTGGACTACGATGGTGTAGTAGGGCTGTATGAATACGGAGAGCTGGAGGGTAGACCTATCGTGCAAGGGACCTACACATGCGACCTCATGGTCAAGGGTCACGTGAGTGATGGAACAACGGTTCAGGTAAACGATGGAACAACTATCACGGCCACTCGACGCAGGGAACTGGTTGACGACAACGATGCAGAGATAATCGACGGAGGGCTCAACATAGTCGAGCCGCTCACAGTCAACACAAATGACCCCGAGAGCGGATGGCTTTGGGGTGTCGGAGACGAGCAGCAGGCTGATCACTGCGAGATCGCTGGGGCCAACCTGTTCACGGGCTACACCGATGACGGTTGGAATAGTGGTGACACAACTGATTCAGACAATGGCTGTGGCATTCGCTTCGTGAGCGGATCACCGATCCTGATCAGCGTCAGAGACCCTGATGGGAACAGCGATCCATACCTCCAAGTGCTGTGCTCGGACAACATCGAAGTTGAAGACAGGCCTATAGCATTCCTCATCAAGACTCGTGGTTATGGTTTTGAGGCAGGCAATCGACGAAGATTTCAGCAGGCACAGATGTTCATCAGCACTTGGGACCCGGAATACAAGGTTACGGGGATCGTGGATGGAGTGAAGGAGGAGACAGTTGTTGTGGACAACACAAGCTACACATTTCCTGACCGAACTAAATACATGACTTTTGGGATCAGTGACTGGAACATTCAAAACCTTGACGACACTCACGAGAACCCGGGCCGCGAGGACTACTCGGTCATTCTGGACAGTGACAGTGCGGACCCGGGGACTGTCCTTGGTTCTTCTGGGACACAGCTTGACCTTTACCAGTATTGGACTCACAAGCTGCGGGTAGACCGAAGGGGAGCCTATTTTCAGGTCAAGATTGAAGGGATCAATGGCAGAGTCAGGCTTCATAGCGTGACCTCTGGTTCGACTGTTGGTCAGAGACGAGAAGGAACAAATTCAGGACTTTGGTAATATGCCAGACAACACACAAAACTTTGTAGTAGACGCAGTCAACGGGCCAGTCTCATCGACGACTACTACCAGAACAGAATTCATAACCGCACTGGAGCAGCTAAACTATGCGGAGGGAACCATCAGATCCATTGATGAGCTCAGTGGAACGGCTGGGCTTCTGTCAATAGACGGAAGCGGGGCTGCTAGTGTCAGGTCTATTGTCGGAACGACTGGGCTGACAGTAGCCAACGGAGACGGATCGGCCAACCCGGAGATTTCTCTGAACGAGCCTCACACTTTCCGACAATCCTTCAATGACACAAGCAGCAACACTGTGTCCGACACGAAGCTTTACAACATCATCAGCAGCGCAAGCGGTCCGTTCACGTTGCCTGTTCCTGCCTCTGGATACATCACCGTCAAAAACATAATCAACGCCACATCGAGCTTCATAACAATTCAGAGCTCAAGCTGGGGCCCTGCTGGTCTGGGTGATGTCCGAGTTAGTGCTGGCGAGACGTTGACGATCGTGAGCGACACCGCGGGTAATTGGTACCCACAGCACGTCACCGAGCACGATGTCAATCCATTCGGTGCTATTGCTGCATCTGCCGGGTCAGCGACAGCAGTCAATAGCGGCGATCCTTATGAAGCACTTTCGGTGACAACTGCCACTCAGTCAAACATGACTGACTTCGACATGCCGTCGAACGGTCAACTCCGATATACGGGTGACATAGCCATCGATGCCGAGATTCAAGTTTCGTTTTCAGGATCAACAAACGGGTCCAATGTGAGCGTGTTGGCCTGCCTGTTTAAGCATGATAGTGATGCGGCGACAAACTCTCAGATCACAGCGACCGAGCAGATACATCATCACCCCAGCTCCGGTAACAATAAAAACATCTCACTTATTGGGCACGTGGAGTTGGACACGAATGACTACGTTTATGTGGCAGTCAAACAGTCGATCACAACTGTTGCCACGGTGAATTATACACCACTCAAATTCTACATGTCCGCATCCGGTCACAGAATCATCAGCGCATAACATTATGGCACTCTCAGTTGTAGTTGGAAAAGGATACACCTTCTCTGAAGGCGAGAAGATCACATACCCGAAGCTTAACCTGCTTGGAGCCCCTGCCATCACTTTGGAAGGTTCTGTTAACTCCGCGCAGATAGCAGACGGATCTGTGACTACTGTCAAACTCGAGCAAGGGATCAACATAAACAGCAAGATCAATGATCACAATCTCAGCCTGACAAAGCTGGAGGCTGGGACTCATGGTCAGCTATTGTATTATAATGCGGACGGAGATCTCGTGAAGCTGTCCCCGGGGACTGACGGACAGTTCTTGAAGACCAAAGGGGCTGGAGCGAACCCAGAGTGGTCAGCTCAGGATGGCACAGACACGATTGCCATCAGCCAGATTGCTACTGATGGTGCTAGTAAATACATCTCAACAGACTCGTCAGGAAACATTCAATGGGAGAATAAATCAGACCCATCAACAATAATTGCTGTTGCTCATGTATGGGACCAGAAAACCACCAATGTAGCTGCTGGTGATAGTGACAACACAATCGACCAGCCACGTGACCTTAATCAATTTGATGATCCAGACAACATCATTGTTTCACTGTCGTCAAACCAAATCACCTTGGATGCCGGGACTTATATGATAGATGCTGCAGTGCCGGGTGATGGTTGCAACTTCTTCGTCAGCTGGCTATATGACACCACTGGATCTGCCACACTGCTGGATGGAACATCATGTGTAAGCTACACTGGCGATAGGCTACCTATCCACTCCCTCATCAAGGGAAGGTTTACCATAGGTGTCCAGTCCACAATCGAAATACGATTTCGTTGCTCCACATCGCAACTCAACGGATTAGGGAGAGCAGCAAATATCTCTGGACACCCAGAGATATACACTGTGGCGACCATTTCAAAATTCGGCTAATGCACTTCGACACCTCCATCAAACCAGACTTCATGCGCCTGACTCACAACAACGAGAAGGCGTGGGACTTTGTTCAACTGTTTGCCGAGAGGTCACATGACATTGACGACATGATCGACCTCGGGAAGGTGGAGTCTGATGAGAGGCTTATTGAGGCTGAGTTGAAGTGGATGCTGGAACTGAGCTCC